AGACTTAACTGGTACCCATTGACCAGCAATCATCTTGTACTCTTCTGGCTTACCATAACGGCGTTCTTTGTACTTAGCATCTTTGCCAAATACATCTGCTTGTCTTACACGAGCCTCACCAAGAGATTGCAATAGGTCATCAATTGCTTGATATTGCATAGCAATATTCTTATTGGCTGCAAGTAGTTCTGCGCCATCTGGAACAATTGACTGGAGTGCACGCTTAGCCTGTAGTACGGCAAGTTCAGCCTCAGCAACTTTAGATGCTTGTGCCTGGAATGCTTTAGATACGGTTTTGTTTGCCTTAGATGCAACTTCTCCACGCTTAACCATTGATGCTGGTGTAACAGTGCCAGTTTTAGGAGAATATAAATCTTCTTCTACAATGTATTTTTTGTCAAACACATAACTTGGGTGCATCTCAGGTGGAATATATCCCTTACCTACTAGAGCACCAGCCCTGTCACCAACTGTTTCCACAAATTGCGGTTCTTTATTTCCCTTAATTTGTTGTGGAAACTTTCCTAGTTTTGCATCAGCAAGCATTTCGCTTTTGCGTCCACGAACAACTCTTACTGGAACATATGGAATATTCTGTTCAATTGCAGCCTGGAGTCTATGATTGCCTTCTCCAACATAAGCAAGACCAGTCTCATTGTCATAAACAACCATAATTGGGTCTTGATAAGGCTTGCCTTGATAATCTCTTATAGCAAAACCTTTTCCTTCACTAAGAGATTTTTTGTATGATGCAAGTGCTTCAAGGTTTCCTGGTGTATTACCATTCATACCTTTAAGGGCAGATGTTTTTACAAATCCAACAGTCTCTCTTGTGCCAACTAAACCACCAGAACCACCATCTTTGTAAGATGATAATCCTGGGAATAATTGTCTTGGCTTTTCAAGTTCAGCAAGTGACTCTAAACCAATGCTCTTGATGTAAGCAATACGGCGCTCAAGACTAGCAATAGTTGGGACTTGAGACATAGTTCCAAAGGGACTAATCGCATCACGCAGTTCCAACTCAATATCATCTACAAGTTTTTGTGTCTTTTTAAGTTGGTCTAATACGACAGCCTTGTTTTCCTTAAGAGCCTTTGGACCAATCTTAATTGGGTGTAGTGCTGGTTCTAAGAATAAAGAAGCCTCAGCGGTAAGAACATCTAGTTGTGCAGTCACTGCATCAAGTTGATTACTCAAGTCATCAACGGCTTGATTGACAGCCTTGTAATCTTTGCCTTTGTAAACCTTTGCAACTTGACCCATAATACGCTGCTTATTATTAAACAAGAAATTCTTTGTCATTGTAGGAGTGCCATCAATAACAATCTTTACACCGTGTGCTAATGTTGCACTAAGGGTTGGTTCAAGCAATGAGTTCTTAAAGATATATGATGGACGACCAAGGACATCAATAGTCCAGTATTTGTTGAATGTCTCATAGAATGCTTTAATTGCATCAGTTGTTCTAATTGCACCAAGTTCGGCACCTGGCTTTTTTAGAGCAAGGGTAAGTTCTTTTTCAATAAAGTTCCAAGGACCCATACGATATGACTCAATTAGTTGGCTTTGAGTCTGTGCATCAGTAAGAATACGGGCACCTGTTGCATCCATACCGTAACCATTACGAGCAATTGTTGATGTGGAATCAAGAACTTTGTTCTTAATTTCTTGAGCAAAGTTTTTAATTTTTGCTACATCGTAAAATCCATTTGAGAAGGCAGTGATAAGTGGAAGTTGGTCATCTAATTCTTCAAGAACGTTTTTGCGTTCAATATTTGTTTCAGCCTTAGCAAGTTTTTGCTTTACTGAATTGCGATATTCAGCAGCGGTAATCTTTGTGGTTGGCGTAATTGATACCATATTAGAACCATTTTTAAATAGGTCCATATCATCAAAGAAAGCGTCAACTTCTTTGAATACATCAAATGGGCGAGAACCAGAAAACGTAAAGAAACCAAGTGGATTCTCTGTTCCAGTAAAACGAATTACTCTTGTGATAGGTCCATTAAGGCTGCCACCAAGAATACGTTCTTCAATACCACCAAGTTTAGAAAAGTCACGAGTAACTGCTGCAGCCTGAAGTTTGCCTACACGCTCACGCGCTGCAACAAATGGTTTCTTACCAAGCACTGGTTCTGCTGGCATATAATCTTTGCCTTGCATCCAAGGAGTTTTTGTCTCTGGATTAAGCAAAGAGTCACGGATAAAACGATACTCAGGTACACGATTGATTGCATCATCAAATGCTGCATTCATACGCTCCCAACCAACTTTATCAAAGTCTGGGAGTTTACCTTCTTCAATGACTCTAGCCTTTAGGACTGAGTTCATATCTGCTATTTCAAAGAGGTCAGCAGGAGCATTCTTTGATAATCTGTCAAGTGCTGGGAAATATCCCTTGTCAGCAAGAATTAAATCTTTTACAGTATTAACATCTGTTGCACGAGCAATAGGACCAATCAGGTCTGCATTGTTGCTATACTTTTTAACAAGTATTCCAACTTCGTTAATGTCGGTTGTAGTCGCTAGGCGCTGCACATCTGAGCCAGCAGTTGTTAGGCGACCACTCGCACCTTCACTATTTTTAAATGTAATTCCATCGTTGATGTCCATTTCAAACTGTGAAACAGCCTTGCCTTTTGTAGAAAGACCTACGCCACGTGCAGCAAGATTGCCAGCCTTAGCCATAGCACCAAATGCTCCAGAAATTGCAGCGTTAGATGCAGCAAAATCTAATATACCAGTAAAGTATTTACCTACAGTATTATCAACAAACGCCCTCTGGATGTCATTATCATTCCATAGGTCCACAGAATCAAGGTCAATACCGCCAGCATTAAATGCTAAATCTGCAGCGTACTTAATAGGAGTCAAGTCTGACTTAGTAAAAGCCTGTCCCATTGAAACTTTTTCAGAACGATTATAAGCAGTTGCAATGTCTTTAATTTGAAAGCCTTTTTCAAATTCTTCACTTGTGTACAGCGGAGAATTCTGGTCAGTCAATAATCCAAGTGTAGAAATTGGACGGGTAATGTAAGGTGATATAACCTCATCGTGAAGTTTAACTCCAGCCTTAAGAACTAAATCACTATTAGCAGATTGATTCTTAACTGAATACTTAAGGTTATCTTTGATAACTTGTTGTGCTTTTTCTTCAACACCTAGTTGGCGAAGCATTGGACTAGCACCAATTTCAACACCAGCATCTGTGGCAACATTAGAAATGAATTGAGATGGAGACCCTAGATTGCCAGTAAAGGCATCTTTCCAGTATTCTGCTCCAGCAGCAACCGTCTTGCCAACTGGCTTGGCGATATTGTCTAGGAAATCATTCCATAATGACATTCTATCTCCTTAAACTCCGAATTGGTTTTTAGTCTTGCCACCTTGAGGCATTTCCCCAGTAAGCATTTCAATAAAAGAATCTCTTTCATCAACTGATTCCCAAGGAATAGTTGCAAGAGTCAATGCAATTGCTGCATTCTCATATCCTAAAGAGTTTGCAAACTTGTCAACGTTATCGTAAATCCCGCCAGCAATCCAAGAATTCATTGCATCTTCTTTAGAAGATAGGATAAAAATTGCTTGTATGAATCAGGAGCATCAGTACTGCGTCCTGCTTGCATTAATGCTGGCAAATACTTTTCAACAATAGCCTTATTCTCAATTGGACGTTGGTCTTGTCCAAGAGATGGAGGTAGAACTTCTGAGCCAGGACCTGCACCAAAGTCAACACCTGCTGATGTAGGTTCTGATGGACGCATAGTTTCACCCAAAAGTGTTGGAAGGTCAATACCCATACCACTCATTTGGGGATTTGCTGCTGCTGCCATAGGTGCTGATAATTGTTGTTGCATAGTCTCTTGTCCTTGACCGTATGGAAGTCCTGAAATATATTGTGCTGGTTGTTTGCCTGATTGACCATCGCCACCAGTAGCAGAGATGTTGGCTGGATTATATTGAGGACCGCCGTTAGCGCCTCCGCTTTTTCCTTTAACTCCAGCCACAGTGCCTCCTACTTAATATGTTTTAATTGTGTTTTTGATAGATATGGTTTTGCTGTAAATGCTGTCAACTTACTTGCAATTTCCATTGCTTCATAAGCATCAGCACCAGCGTGCAGTGCGCCTAGCGCATACGCTGCTCCTGAACCTGCTGCGTAAACATTGGTGTCAGATTTAGATATTGAACACTCTTGGTCTACATCAAATATTTCTCCACCTACAGCCATAATAAACTGAAAGCGCATTTCTTTATTATCTTCATCAAAGTTGTAGCCATTCTCAGATAAACATTTACGTAGAGATGGCATTGCTTTGGCAATCATAAAGTGATATAGGTCTTTATAATCAGCCTTTGTAGGAACTGGTGGTTCCCATATATGTTGTGCTACATCGCAAGGTAGTACTTCACCAGAGCCAGCGACTAAAAAGTATCCCCGTTCAGCAATCTTCTTAACATCTGGGTGATTATAAATTCGCCCACTGTCATCAGTTGTCTGACTATCAGCAACAATTACTGCACTGTCTTTGTACTCTAAGCCGATAATTGTTGTCATTGTCCCCTACTTAATTATAACCTTGCTGTTGTTGATGCTCTTCCGCCAGTTCTTCCTGATGCACTTAGGCTAGAAAGAATCGTTTGAATATCTGGTGCTGGTGCTTCTTGTGGAGCCTGTGCTGCTTCTTGTGGAAGAGCGCCTCCTGCTGGAACGCCAGTGGGAGCAGGGGACGGTTGCTCAACCATATTCGGTGCCCCAGCAGGAGGAACTGGTTGCTGTGGAGTGAAAGTGGCTTCAATCGCGTCTTCTAGTGCTTGACCCTTTTGACGAGCCTTGATAACCGCAGCAATCTTATTTACCATATCTGATGGGTCTTGTCCCTGAGTTGCCATCGCAGGAATTGCTTGAGCCATAGCAGTAATGCCTCCAAGGAGTGCAGAACGCATATTCTCAATTTCAATCTTTTCAAGTTCTTGTGTAACATTTACAGTGAATGGAAGTTCACGCATAGCCATATCCTTAGAGATAAGACCGCCACCTAATGCTTGAAGCATAAAGATAAGTCCCTGTGCTGGGTTTAATCCAGCCAACATTCCGTAACGAACATCTGCAGAGTAATCAGCCTTGATGTCCTTTGATGGCTTGTATGTAATTTCATAAGGTGAACCAGAGTCAACGCCACGAATTGTCTTCTCTTCTGGGAAAATCATTTCGTCTACTTCAAAGCAGATTGAAATTACATCACGAAGAGTTGCAGCAAAGATGGCTTGTGCTGATTTAACTTGTGTATCAAAGGCTCCCATAAGAGCCTGAACGCCTTGTCCAGTGACGATAGAAGCATCAATGTTTCCTGTACGTCCTTCAGGATAACGTGTGCCTACACGAAGTTCTTGATTAAGTTGTGCTTGTTCTGTGAACGCACCTTGTGGAAGTGAAAGTTCTACACGGCGTACACCTGCTGGGTTTGAGGTACGGATAACCGCATCTCCACCCAACTGTAATTCTTGTACATCTTGTGGAAGTACAATAGGAGCCTGTACAGATTTCTCTGCAGCCTCCATAGCAAGCAAAGCGAAACGATTGCGAAGCAATTGAATGCCAAGTACATCGTCAAATTGTCCACGTAGTTCACCATCAATAGATGGCTTACGTGCAACAACAACCATCATTTTACCAAGAGGATTGTTAGCACGTGAAAGAACTAAGTCGCCCTTTGATGGAATGTAAATAACTGACTGGTCTTTGTCGTAATAGCGAATCATCTCAACCTGGTGATTGAGGTCTTGCTTGTAGCCGTAGCCGCCTAGCAATTCTCTTTCATACTCAGGAAATTGTGAGACAAGTTCGCCTAGTGTCAGTGTGTATCGTTTTGCAAATGCAACACAGCGTCCATAGCGGTCAAATTCTGGGTAAGCCCCAATAGGATTTTCTATGCGGATGCGTGGCAGTTTGCTTTCTTCGTCTAATTCAATAATGAAAGGGACGAAACCATATGTTATGTACCAGTCGGCTCCTGAGTACATTTGGACCGCGAGGTCAGAATGCTGAAAATAATTAGAAGCAATGCGAGTTCTCTTGTCCGCGAAAGTGCGAGCACGGTCATTAACCGCATTCGCTGCCGAGCAGTTGACGGCTGGTAGTGGTGCCATAACTTCGGATAAGTCACGGGCAACAATG